GGAACCATCTTGTTCAGAGCGGCCGCAATCTTCACCATGAGCTTATTGTGCATCTCCAAATTCAGAGCAATCTTCTCGGCGGCATCCTTGAGACCCACCAGGGCGGTCGCGATGGTCTCGCCATCCTCCGTGGCAAGCAGACTGCCGAGCGCCTCGAACATATCGACACCCTCCTCGAAATCCATTTCCTCATCCTCGTCCTCCTCTTCCTCCTCGGGCTCGGGCTGCTGGACAATCTTTGGTGGGGGTGCACGTGGGCGAGACATTTGTACTATTCTTGTAGGAAAAAGGTCTCGAATATTTTCGCAGTGAATAGTAAATGCCTGGGGGCGCTCTTATGCAACTCGTCGCCTATGGCGCGCAGGACGTGTACTTGACGGGTGAACCCAAAGTGACCTTTTTCCAGACGGCCTACAAGCGTCACACCAATTTTGCCATGGAAACCGTGCAGCAGACGGTGGCTGGTGCCCTGACCCCCGGTGGTCTGACCTCCGTGACCCTGTCACGCTCAGGCGACCTGGTCGGTGACATGTTTGTGGTTCTTCAGCCAACGTCATCAAGCTCTTCCAATTTGACCACGAATAACAGCGTGTCCGACATGGCCTGGGTCGCTGAGCGGGCCTTTAGCTCTGTGGAAGTCTTTATTGGCGGTCAGTCTATTGATAAGCACTACCAGCTTTGGTTCCGTCTGTACGCCGAGGTTTTCCTGAACGACACGAAGAAGCAGAACTACGGCAAACTGACCTCGTGTCCAGCTGTGAACCTCGTTTCGGGACAGGCCATCACGTCTCAAAGCTACGTGTACCTTCCCCTCATTTTCTGGTTCAACCGCAACCCCGGTCTCTTCCTCCCCCTCATCGCCCTCCAGTACCATGAGGTCCGTATTGACTTTTCCATCAGCCCTCAGTACTCTAGCTATTTTGGCACGAATCCATTCGCCGTCTGGGCCAACTATGTGTACCTGGACACGACCGAGCGCGACTCCTTTGCCAAGAAGCCCTCCGAGTACCTGATTGAGCAGGTCCAGCACGTGAACGCCGACCCGGTCGGCTCGACCAACGAGAACACCCCAAGCGTGATCCGTATGCAGTACAACCACCCAGTGAAGGAGCTGATCTGGTGTTACCAAGTCCCAAGTTTTGCATCAAATCCCAATTCTCTCTGGAATTTCTCTTCCAGTGTGTCGAACGTGAACGTGACCGTTGACCCGTCAAAGCTTGCCGGGTCCCTCGCTCCGTTTTCTCCGGCGCACGTCGGTGCTCCGACCCTGTACGTGCCTTCTCCTTTTGCGACATCTCTGTACGCCTCGTCGAATACGGTAGTTACAACGAGTAATATCCAAACCGGAACTCTTGTGACTGTTCAGTCGAACGTTCTGTCGGGCAACGTCTTCTGGGTTGAGTCTGGAATTCCAGTTGCCTCGAGCAACACGGCATTCGGACAGGAGGTGGGGCCTATGCATCAGGCGAAGATCATTCTGAACGGTACGGACCGATTCGTGCCTCAGTACGGAAAGTACTTTAACCAATACCAGCCATACCAGTACCACAGCGGTGTTCCATACCCGGGTATCTACATGTACAGTTTTGGTCTCAAGCCCGAGGAGCTTCAGCCAAGCGGAACGTGCAATTTCAGCCGTATCGATATGGCCCAAATTGCCGTGAACCTGAAGACGAATATGCCAACTCTGAATCAACAGATGTTTGCCGTCAACTACAATATCCTTCGGGTCCAATCTGGACTCGGTGGTCTCGCGTTCGCGAACTAAACGTGAGTTTCTTGTTAATTTTTTTTCTTGGGTACTAGTACCAAGCGATCATGGCAGGAGGACTTATGCAACTCGTTGCGTACGGCGCGCAGGACGTGTACCTGACGGGCCAGCCCAAGGTGACTTTCTTCCAGGCTGTGTACAAGCGCCACACTAACTTTGCGATGGAGACCATCCAGCAGACGGTGAACGGCACCCCCACCAACGGTGGCCGTGTGTCCGTGACCATCGCCCGCAACGGCGACCTGGTCGGTGACATGTACATCCGCCTGCAGCCCACCCAGTCTTCCGTCTCCAACCTGACCTCGACCAACTCCAACATCGACACGTGCTGGGTGGCCGAGCGCTCGATTGCCGACATTGAGCTGACCATCGGTGGCCAGCGCATTGACAAGCACTACCAGACCTGGTGGCGGCTGTACGCCGAGCTGTTCCTCTCCGAGAGCGAGAAGATCAACTACGGCAAGCTGACCTCGAGCCCCGTGGTGCTCCCCGATCCCAGCAACACCGGCAACCCCAACAGCGTGTACCTGCCCCTGCTGTTCTTCTTCAACCGCAACCCCGGCCTGTACCTGCCCCTGATTGCCCTGCAGTACCACGAGGTGCGCCTGGACTTTGACCTGACCAGCTACTTCACCAGCTACTTCGGCAGCAGCGGTCCAGTGTTCGAGGTGTGGGCCAACTACGTGTACCTGGACACGGAGGAGCGCCGTCGCTTCGCCCAGAAGGGCCACGAGTACCTGATTGAGCAGGTGCAGCACACCGGCGGTGATTCCATCACCCTGGCGACCACCCCCTCCTCCAACGGCAACCCCACCGCCCAGACCATCCGTCTGTCCTTCAACCACCCAGTGAAGGAGCTGATCTGGTGCTACACCAACACGAGCGCGTCCTCTTACAACAGCCTGTGGAACTTCTCCACCAGCACGGCCAACGTGAACGTGACCTGCGCGCCTCTGCCACTCCAGGGCTCCTTCTCCCTGCCTCACACCATCGGTGCTCCCCGCCTGTACTCTAACCTGTGCAGCAACATCGTCGGTTCCAACATCGTGGGCACGGTCACCACTCTGACTTCCAACCTCAGCGGTGCCACCTTCTGGGTCGAGGAGGGCTCTTCCAACACGGCTTCCGGCTCCCAGGTGGAGGTCGGCCCTCTGTACAACTTCAAGCTGGTGCTCAACGGCCAGGACCGCTTCAAGGAGCAGTCTGGCAAGTACTTCAACCAGTACCAGCCATACGTGTACCACAGCGGCGTGCCATACCCGGGTGTGTACTGCTACAGCTTCGCTCTGCAGCCAGAGGAGCACCAGCCCACCGGCACTTGCAACTTCTCTCGCATTGATAACGCCCAGGTGGCTATCAACATCAAGGGCGCGGCCACCACCCCTCTGCAGAAGATGTTCGCGGTGAACTACAACATCCTGCGCATCCAGTCTGGCATGGGCGGCCTTGCGTTCAGCAACTAAACGGACGGAACAACGAGTTGTTCCTCGGACTCGGTCCCCGGACTCAAAAAACCAAAATAGAGGCTTCCCGGGTTCCCACCCGGGCTTTTCAAGCCCAAAAGTGTTCAAGACTTTTGGGCTAGAAACTTAAATATAGAATACTATTAATATGTCTTCTACAGTGACTATTAATAACACATGTCTCAAGGGGAACTCCGGTGATACGCTCCAAGCTCTTGGTGATGGATTTACAATCGCCTTTTCAATGTTTGGAATTGTTTTTAATTGCATATGTCTTTCAGTTTTCATCTTTTGGGCTACGACAACAAAGACGGAGAGAGCAATTCCTATAATTATCTCCATTTGTTGTGCTCTGTCGCTCATGACATCTATTTACACGTACTATACATCTCAAGCTGATATAGATAACCTGAAAAAATCGGGAAAACTCACTGCTTGTTAACGTACAACTATTTCCCACGATCCAGAAGGGGCTGAAAACTCCTCCTTGATTATATCTATACACACAACGGGGTCGAAATGAGGGGAACAACAGAACACGTCTATATAAACCTTGTTCAGTTCGGGGTACGTGTGCGCACTGAAGTGGCTTTCGGCCAGAACCAGAACACCCGTTGCCCCATGAGGCTCAAATTGGTGAAAAGCTCGGGCAACTACTGTAAACCCGCACTTTTCAGCGACTCGATTCATAATTCCCTCGAGGTGGGATGCACACGAGACCCAAATGCCATCGATGTGACCCACCAGGTGGCGGAAACTCTTTGTTTCCATCATACATATTTAGGGACTGCTTATTTTAAATATAATTAGACCCACGGCCCCCACCAGATACAAGAGGGCAAACATCATTTCACCCTTCTGAGCCTTGCTTGGATTCATAGATTCGATGAAGCTACTCACACCCATGGCGCTCAAAATGAGAACCAGCAGAAAAAGAAAGCCTGTATCAGCGTCAATCATTGCTATTTATATTAGTACATAAAATAAATGGACTCTCTGTCCGGCCCTGACCTCGTCAAGTACATTCAGATGATGAATCCTGGGGCGAGTATAGAAGAGATTCTTGAAAAGACACGAGTTGTGTCTCTTCAACGAATTTTCGTTCAAATTGAAAAGGTCAGGTACACAACACCAATGGACCTCCTGGAGGACCTGTGCAGTTTTGAACTGTCCCTCGAGGACACACGGGCTCTTATGGCGATGTACGGAGGCGGCGCGATGCTCCTGAGCGAGTCGCCATCATTTGAGACTATTTACGAGTACATGTCTTCTAAGGGCGAGGCCCGTACCCATAGTTGCTGCTGGTGGTGGCGGAGGAACCCGCCCGTGCCAACTGATAGTACAGGTACGTCAGGTACAGGCCGGTGACCATCAGGAACGTCGCCTTGATGACTTCCGTAGACACTTGTCGGCGAGTTTTATCAAGGAAAATCTGAAGACCTATGAGAAGCATTGCGAGACCCACTACGAGAAGTAGTACACCCTGGAGTTCCATTTATTAAGAGCGCGGATAAAAAATAGAAAACTAGTCTCTGTAAAGTTCAGATGGCTTTTTCGTACATTGACCCATCACAGGCCATGCTCGAAGCGACGCTCGAGGCTCTGAGTGGGTTTGCACCCGTCGTCCGTCAGCCAAGACCACCTGAAGTTCCAACCATCCCGTGTGAACTCGACGAGTCCTGGAAAGACTTTGAAAAGGAACTTGGGGTTTTCAAACGTAAATTCGCCAAGGAGAAGCGTGACCTCTGCATCAAGCTGAGCGAACTCGAGGAGCTCCAAAAGAGTGCACAAATTTCCAAACTGATTATAGAATCAGTGCCCTCTGAAGACTTAAAGGCCAGACTCGTATCAGTAGTAGACAACTACGAGTCCGAATCGGGCATCGTCGCCCTGACTCAACAATGTGGGGAACTCAAGGGGAAGGTTGAAGAGATGGAGACTGTGCTGCAGAACACCGAGGCTGAAAGGTACGCAAAGTTTTTGTGTTTTATTTGCCAAGACCGGCTTATTGACCTATTTATTGACCCATGTGGCCACACGGTCTGTGCAACGTGCTGGACGAGTACTCGAATGAAGCGCACGTGTCCCGGGTGTCGCACGGACATTCAGGGTGTGAAAAGGATTTTTAGTATGTAGGAGAGAACGTGAGTTCTCGACTCCCGGACCTGGGTAAGTCGTTAAACTGCCCGCCCCGACCTTAGCTCAGTTGGTAGAGCGTGGGACTGTAGTTGTTATGAGAGATCCTACGGTCACGTGTTCGAATCACGTAGGTCGGAACCCGGGGCTCCTGTAGCTCAGTCGGTAGAGCGTAAGGCTGTTAGGAGAAGTGCTTGCACTTCGACGGCTGCCACCTTAATGTCACAGGTTCGAACCCTGTCGGGAGCGTTTATAGGTGGAATCCCCACTTAAAAACGCTGATCGTATTCTAATCAAAAAATGAGTTTCGTTCGCCTCGTTGACTCTATGGGGACGGACGAGTCCATCGTCCAGGCTGCCCGCGTCTCCTATGGGGCCGGCACGAAGAGCGTCAGCGATGACCGCGCCCTGATCCGGTACCTCATGCGTCACAAGCACACGACCCCTTTCGAGATGGTCGAGTTCAAGTTTCATATTCGGGCCCCCATCTACGTGGCGCGTCAGTGGCTTCGACACCGAACAGCCTCGGTCAACGAGATGAGCGCTCGGTACTCCGTCATCCCCGACGAGTTCTACTTGCCTGACCAGCTCCGGAAACAGTCAGTGTCCCGTGGCCAAGGCGGTGAAGAACCCTTCGAGTCTCCAAACCTGTTAGCCAAGCAAAAGACCTCGTGTGACTTGGCATTCCACGTCTATGACGAGCTTCTGGAGAAGGGCGTCTCCCGCGAACTGGCTCGGGCTCACTTACCCCAGTGTACCTTTACTGAATTTTACTGGAAAATTGACCTTCACAACTTGCTTCATTTTTTGAGCCTTCGCATGGAGGATCACGCCCAAAAGGAGATTCGTGACCTTGCGACCCAGATCTACGAGCGTATCAAGCCCATCGTCCCCGTGACGTGTGAAGCCTTTGAGGACTTTCGGCTTGGAGCCATGACTCTTTCCCGGCTTGAGATCGAGTATATTCGTCAGTGTCTTTTGACCAACTCGGCTCCTAATATCCCGGGCAAGGGTGAGAATGCCGAGTTCAAAGAAAAGTTAAAGCTTTTGGGCTTTGATGTACCAGATGGCGGACCCGCAAGTGCTTGAGTTTCTGAAACAAAAGGGGCCGGCAACAGTCAAGCGTATTTCAAAGAGCTTGGGTCTTCCAAAGACGCTTGTTCGGGGAGTCCTGTGGCACTCGGACAATACGGCGCGGACGGATCGGGCACCTACGTGTCGCCGTAAGAGACCTATATGGTCTTGGTCAACCCATAAGGTGTCTCATCTTGTCTTGCGTACGGCGCTGGAAGAACATGAAAATGAAGACCATTAAAGGCAAGCTCCGTAGTTCACCAAGCGCAGAGTGCTCATATCCGGAGAATCCATCGAGCGGAAAGGGGATATTCTTAATGAAAACACGTGAACCATAAATAATTGCACCTATGATTCCAAACTGAACACAGACCTCCAAAAAGATTCTGAAGTTTGATTTACGCTCGTCGAGTTCGGGGGTCAAAGCGTCCAGTGTCATGGACACGAGATACGCGAATATGAAACACGCGACACCGACCCAAGCAACACCCAAGGTCTTGATGACTTGTCTGTCCATTACTTTCTCTCAAGAGAAAAATCCGTCCCTGTAATTCAGTCGGTAGAATATCAGTCTTATGAGCTGAAAGTCACGGGTTCAAGCCCCGTCAGGGACACTTATAGAAAATAATATATTTCTATGTTAGATGCCACTCAAAACATGTAGTGAATGTAACACAGAAAAGGATACAACATTATTCGGTAAAAATGGTTCTGGATTCAGAAGTAAGTGTAAAGAATGTACTAACACATACAACAAGGCAAATAATAGACTATATGATGTCCCAACTTCTGGAACCTTTCGTTGTAGTCGTTGTGCCGATGAAAAGAGTTTTGACAATTTCTCAGTAAATATTCATTGTGCACGAGGTCGTAGATATAGTTGTAAGATGTGTGATACTATAATAAAGAAAGAGATACACGATGCTAATTTAGAAGAAAGTCGAAGAAAAACAAGAGAACAGTCTCGAAAACGCCGTGAAAATATTGAAAACAGAATACGTCTAAATTTAGGTACAAGATTATGGCAAGTAGTTCAAAAGAAGCACGGGAATACGATGGAACTCACTGGGTGTACTAAGGAACATTTACTCCAACATCTCAAATCAAAATTCACAGAGGGTATGTCATGGGAAAACTACGGTCAATGGCATATAGACCATATTCGTCCGTGCGCCTCGTTCAATCTTGAAGATCCAGAAGAGCAGAAGAAATGCTTTCACTGGACGAATCTTCAGCCTCTCTGGGCCGAAGATAACATAAGAAAAGGCGCTAAAGTATAACGCACGAGTTCGATCCTCGCCAGGGACATTTTCATAAAATCTATACACACAATATGGATTTTATGAAATGTGAATGGTCCGAGTGCTGCATCGTCACCCTCAAGGTGCGAGACTACCCCGAGGAGGGTGTTTCCCTCGAAGATATCAAACCTCTTATCAATGAGATTCGGTCCAAGGCGAAGGATATGATCATCAGGGCAGACTTGGCAGGTATGGGTCTCATAGGTATCGAACGGTTCAAGATGATCGTGAGTATTTGTCAAGAGGTTGTCGAGTACACGAAAGACGACAATATCCTTCGAAAGATTGAAATTCAGGGTGCGGGCTTTATATTCAGGACTCTGTATGGACCCATCAGTCTCGCCATCCCCAAGTACTTCCGCGAAATGATCCAATTTATTTAATAAAATCAGAGGGTAGATGGCGGGGGAGTGTTCCTGGCTTCGCTTCCAACCCGACCAGGATGCAAAAATTCTATACGTTGAAATCTTGGTCGGAAAACTCATAGAAATACAACCTGACACGGTGGAAGAAACCGATGCCCTCTGCCGGGACCTGTACCCAATTTTGGATCAAATTCAAGAGCTTTGCCTGACCCACGGACTCAGACAGGTGTGTACATCCAATCTCGAGGGTACAAAGGTTACAAACATAAAACCCTTGACTATGATGCGTATTATATGGAACGTCTATGAGCATACAAAGAACTGTATTTTACTTTCGAAATGTGAACTGAAAGGGGGTGGGGAGTTTTTCAATACCCTCGTCAGTGCCGTCCGTGGGTTCCTACCACCGTTTATGAGAGGTATGATAGTCATTGAAAAATAATGTAGTAGAATAACAGATGGATATATGGTGGGCCCTCGCATTCGCTGCTCTTATTTTTCTCATCATAAATAGGCTCGTTGGTGATGCGTTTGTTCGAGGGTTCGCCATATTTCCTTTTGGAATGAACCGAGGCACGACCCTCCCCATACTCCCCATTTCACAGACTTGGCAATACGATAGCATTCCAAGGATTATTCATCAGACGGCACCCAGTGACAAATCCAAGTGGCATCCAGTATGGTTCAAGTGTCAAAAGTCCTGGCAGACACACTTTCCGGATCACGAATACAAACTATGGACCGATGAAGACCTAGACGAATTCATCCGAACAAAGTACGAGTGGTTTTATCCAATGTGGAAAGGATACGATAGTAAGATAAAGCGTATAGATTCTGCTCGTTACTTTATCCTCTATGAATACGGGGGTATTTATGCAGACATGGACTATGAATGTATGGAAAACTTCGAAACGCAACTCCCTCCCGGAAAGGTATCCATTGCCGAAAGTCCAGTACAAGCTAATACCATCTCGGATGAAAAGTATCAAAACGCGCTCATGGCTTCCCCGCCAAAACACCCCTTCTGGAACCACGTTATTCAATTCCTTGCTCGACACGCAAACATTCATTCGGTTCAGTGGGCAACCGGACCAATCGTTATCAGCAAGGCTTTCGAAGCCTGTGACCCGTCGATGGTTCACGGCCTTTCGTACAAGGAATATACGAAAGGCAATGGGTGGGCAAAGCACCATGGAACGGGTGTGTGGCTCGGACCCATTGGGACCTTTTTCTTGCCCATTTTGAAAATATTCACACCGTGAATTTTACTACGAGTAGAACCACGAGCAAAATTATAACAAACTTGAACCTTTGAAAAATCAGTCGAATATGATGTGGAACATCGACTGTTCTTTCAAGTCCAATGTCCCCCTTCACGAGGGACTTGAAGAACCCGACAAGCACCTTGTCATCTATACACTCCTGTTTGGCAAGCGACTCCCGAACACACAACATTCTTATAGGGAACAGATTCAGCTGAAAATCAACTCCCACTTTGTAGAATTTTGGATCAAAATCAGCAAGCTTTTTAGCACATGCGAGACGAATAACATATGAATGCGTTGAAAGGGCCCGGCCTTCATAGAGATTCTCAGACACTTCAGACTTGACGACTGGACATATAGGCCCTATGTTTATCAAGTCCCACTGTACGCATGATGCTTCGTGAATCAAGTCTTTGATTTTTTGTTTAAAATCAGGGACTAAACGGACATCATCTTCAGTCACAAGGGCGATTTCGTGTCCCTTTTCAACCATGTCTCGCCATACCCTAACGTGACTCATGGCGCATCCGTATTCGGGCTGACTGATGTAGAGTCCTGTAGGGGACTCTTTTCGTCCGTTTGTTGCTCTGAAAAACTCGACATCGAGTCCTTCCCGTTCAAACTCCTTTGAGACGGTTTCTCTTCTGTCGTCTCTGTGTTCGAGATTGATGCAGTATGTGTGCATTTATAGTCCAAATCATTTTTGTAACCGTCATCAATCGCATGGTTCAAGCAATCAATGACGTGCCATATAAGAACAACGAGTATAAACATTCGGGCTCGCGGGTCCAAGTCTTTGACGTATTTTAGGATGAAAATAGGAAACAAAATTCCAAACAAGTGAACTCGCCAACTTGCCTTGTACTGACCCTGCTCAAAGGCCATGTAAAAGGCGAAAACGGTTAGAGCAATCAAAAGTTCCAGTCTCATTACCAATTTGAGTTAAAAAAAGCAAGCATAAAATCCGCAAGAGAGAATGAGTGACCTCCTCGTGTTTTATCCACAGGGGAAGTACTTGTACATAGAGTTCCTTGGTGGGAAATACATTGAGAACCAACCAAAAGATGCTATTGAGGCGGCCAATTTTACACTCAAAATTAAGCCCGTCATTGAACAGCTTGATGCCTACGTGGAGAAACACGGACTCAAGGAGATTGTCGAGCTGAACCTCAGAGGGGTTCCAATTTCAAAACTAAATTCAGAGACGGCTGTCCATCTCATGAAACTCGTGACGGAGATTAGACCAGACAAGGGTCTTCTTGAAAAGATCAAGATTACAAATTCGAACCCTATTTTCAACATGGCCTACAAGAGTGTTCGCGGTAGACTTCCGGACCGGATCAGAGACATTGTAGAATTTGAAAATAACTCGAAGTTTTTTTAGGTGCGTTAAATTAAGGAAATGACAAAGACGGACGCGGCTCGGTGGCACCCAGACGAGCAAGAGTTTCTCGCCAAGCTTGAACACCAATGTAATTTGTATCAGGAACACCATAATAAAGACCACATTTACTACCAAAAACTAGCGTCTAAGTTTAACGTTCCCATCCTGGTCATATCCGCCCTGAACGCTCTGTGCGCCATCGCCCTCAACGACTTTTTGGCCCAAAAATACGTGAGTATTTTGAACGCCGTCTTGTCTTCAGGAACGGGGGTTCTCGGATCCATCCAATTGTATCTCAAAATTAACGAGAAGATGACCAACTCGGTCCGTGCCGCACTCCTCATGAAGCGTTTGGCCCTCAAAATTTCCAAGGAGCTCAGCATAGACCCAGAGAATCGCGTCACGGACGGACAGGCTTTCTTGGCCGATTGTTTCGCCGAGTTCAACACGGCACTCGAACAAGGAAACCCGGTTGAAAAGACTTTGGATAATCACCTAGCCTTTACGCAGATTCCTAAAAAGGAAAAGATGAGTCTCTTGAGTATGGCTGCGGCGACCGTCACGGGTTCACCCCGGAAGGACTCTACGGAGTCGTCATACGGAAATCTTTCACGTCTTGGGGAGCCTCGCGCCAAAAAGCTTTGGGGTCTCGTTGAAAGAGCTCAAAAAGACGCTCGTTCTCGTAACGTATTACAAACTCCTTTTCATCCGAACGGATCAGGTTCGGAGTCCCCTCAATCGACTCTAGAAGAGCTGGATGTAGAGCTTGGAGTTCGGAGTTCCTGAGCTTAGCCACCTCGAAACTGAGGTCCAGATCGAGCCCGTCTTTTGTTCGGACCCAATAGTGTTCACACGCCTCCCTCGATTTGGCGATGACACAGAACCCCTTGACCAAACTGGACTCGATTCCTTTTTGATCCAAAAATCGTTTCAGTAGTGCGTTATGGTGCACAACGTTCCCTGAAACGTTGTGCAACTTGATTCGCAAGGCAATACGGCGAAGATCAACGTCCATATATATAGTATATTTTTGTTTCCTTATATTATGAACTGGTTTACAGGACTTTTGCTCGGAATTGTTTTGACAATTATATTTCTAATTGTTATAGCTAACATGGTTCCTTTAGACCAGACACCGGCACCTCAAGCCCCGGCCACCGCCCCGGACATCGCCCCGGCCACCGCCCCGGCTCCAAGTTTTGCACCAGTACCCAGTCAGCCCCCTATACCAAATATGAGCATTGCCCCGTTCCTGGCCCCCGCCCCCCTTTCACACGCACCCGTGGGAGGAGGTCCCGCACCTCTCTCGAACGCCCCAACACCCGTGACGGCACCAGCTCCTTTCGCCCCCGCAGGAGGTCCCGCACCCCTCGCATCCACAAACTCTAAAAAGGGTTTCGTGTACGACCTAACAATCGGCGGTGCAACAAACACTCAATTTAATACTCAAATGCAAAGCCTAAACCTCGGGTGGTACTACACGTGGGGTCTGACGGGCTCACCCGGACTGAATCTCAAGTTTACACCCATGTGCTGGGGAGGCCCGGACGCTGCAAAGCTGAATCAGATACCAGCAGGATCAACGGAACTCCTTGCATTCAATGAGCCGGATGGGAACAACCAGGGTGCTCAGTCGAACATGAGTATCGCACAGGTGGTGCAGCTGTGGCCCCAACTCAAGGCGACGGGTCTTCGCATCGGGTCGATTGCAGCGTACACGAGTCCTTTGGCTACGTCATATACCATGCCCCCAGGTCCACCCGCCGCAGGTCGACTCGCCCCCGCACAGTCCTCTCTGACGACCTCGTACTTTGATGCTCTATGGACAGCTCTGGGACAGGCGGGATTCACCCCAGATTTCATCGCCCTGCACTGGTACGCACCACCAGATGCTGCTGGGTTTCTGAGTTGGATTGATGCTATTTACGCCAAATACAAGAAGCCCATATGGATCACAGAGATGTGTCCAGCGGACTGGACGGCAACCACGACCACCCCTGAAAAGTTCTCGGTTGCTCAGATTCAGACATTTATGGACGCTGTTGTTTCGGGTATGAATTCTCGGTCGTACGTTGAGCGCTTCTCGTGGAAGACGCGACCAACTTCAGATATCAACATGGGTAACGGAGCACTCATTGCGAACGACGGCACATTGACACCTTTGGGTCAGCACTACGCAAGCCTTTAAAAAAGTAGGACGTGATAGTAACAATGGAGGACCCGGCGAATAGGATCGAAGATCCTATTCTCACAGCAAGCACATCACGTTTCACAACCTTTCCTATACGGTACCCAGACCTATGGGCACTTTATAAGAAAGCCATTGGAAGTTTTTGGACTGTTGAAGAGATTGATCTGGCCGCGGATCTCAAGGATTGGGAGCGACTGAATGCCAACGAGCAACACTTCATAAAACACGTGCTGGCTTTCTTTGCAGCCTCAGACGGAATTGTTATGGAAAATATCGACTTGAACTTTTCAAAGGACACACAGATCCCCGAGGCTCGGTCCTTCTATGCGTACCAGTCATTCAATGAGAGCATCCACTCGGAGACGTACTCACTCATGATTGACAAGCTCGTGAGAGACCCCGAGGAGAAACAGAAACTGTTCGAGGCGATTGAGACTGTTCCCGCCGTGAAGCACAAAGCGGAGTGGGCCCAGGCGTGGATCAGTTCCGCCGCCCCGTTCGCTCAACGTCTGGTCGCATTTGCGTGCGTCGAGGGTATCTTTTTCAGTGGGTCATTCTGTGCTATATTTTGGCTCAAAAAGCGAGGTCTCATGCCCGGTCTCTCGTTCAGTAACGAGCTCATCTCACGGGACGAAGGGCTTCACCAAGAGTTTGCCGTGACTCTGTATTCGCACCTGAAGGAAAAGTGCCCATCGAAGGACATTCACAAGATTGTTCAATGGGCATGTGAAGTGGAAAGCCAGTTTATCACCGAGGCTTTGCCTTGTAAACTCATAGGTATGGATGCGGGTGAGATGACGCAATATATCCAGTTTGTAGCTGATCGGCTCATGACCCAGTTTGGTGAGCAACCCATTTATGGGGCAATTAATCCTTTCGACTGGATGGAAAACATCTCGTTGGAAGGGAAGACCAATTTCTTCGAGAAACGGGTCGGGGATTATTCGAAGTTCATGCCTAGTGAAGAGGCGATAGGGTTTGACGAGGAGTTCTAAATCATTTTGTCAAAAACAAACCGGTCCTCCTGGAAATGCTTGGTGTTCTGGTCGTCCTGATCGTCCCGAGTCTCGAACGTGAGACCGCCGGCGGACAAGTACCCTGAGCGCTTACCAAACAGGGCGCTCAAAACAGCCATGAGGATGACAAAGACGAGACCGTGTAGCAAAAGACCTGGAATTGTAGGTGTGCCATCCGGACCGGCAATCCACGATCCGAGTTGGCGCGTCGTCCTATAGGATACGGGACTCGCCACAGTTGCAAAAACCAATATAGCAAGAAGAGCACTCATTTAATATGTTGATACAAATTAAATGGATGGGTCAGCCATGTTTTTCTTTTTAGTTTCTTTAACACTTTTAATAACAACAGCAGTACTTATACTATATAGCTGGAGCATGACACCAATGGCATCTCCTGGGCCGGGGACGGCTTCAGGGTTTCCACTTCCTGATAGCACCATGATTGGTGCCCAGTGCCCAATGGGGTGCACATGCTTTCCAAATTCAGTAGCGACTGTGCCAAGTGACACGCCAACACAGGTGTGTGCAATGCTTGATAATGATACAATGTTCAAGTGCCCGGCTCAGTGTTGTCAACCAACGTGTATCTAGTTACACCTCCCACCGTAGCACGTGTGGTAGCACTCGTCGCCGCTGTCACAGTACTCACCGGCCATCTTGGGGCCGTAAAAGTTCGACTTGTGAACGACCAAAAGACGCATAAAAAAGCCGACTATGGCTATGTAAACAATTGCGTGAAGCAAAAGGCCTGCAGTCGTTGGCAGACCTTCTGCGTTCGCGACCCAACTTCCCAGGATACCTCGAACCGCCTTGTACGCGGCTGGGTTCGCAATCACCATATAGGCGATCAAAGGGACAAGGTACGTAGACAAACTCATTTAATAAATACATAGAGTTTTATTGACAACCAGCTCCATCAATCATGTCGGGGTCAAGGGTGCCCTGGGTGGAGCGAGCCCCCTGCATCTGAGACAGCTGCTGAGAGGTGAAGGCGTTTCCATTCATCTTGGACTGCCACCCGCCAAAGCCCGATTTCTTGGAGCCCCAGATCAGTCGCCACAGGAAATGGGCCACGATGACGAAGACCAGGGCGTGCAACAGAAGACCCGCGGTCGTGGGGAGACCGTCAGCTGCCGCGACCCAGCTGCCCGCCACGGACCGAGTCAGCTTGAAGGTGGCTGGGTTGGCCACCACGAAGAAAACGGCAAAGGGAACGAGCTTCTTCTGCCAGTGCATTTGGTACTATATGTCAAGAAATTTATAGGCGGTTCAGAACATTGGCATTGTGAAAGACGTTATTATTGTTGTTCCCACCTACGGCCTTGGTGGTGCGCTTCAATATCTTATTCGCGGCTAAATTCTTTGCCGGTCCAATTTTTGTCGTATTGAAAATACGCTTCACACGATTAAACTCGGCATTCGTTAGGTTTCTGTTTCCGAGCTGCTGAAGCCAGACGAAATTTGCATTTGGTTGTGGCTGTATCAGCGAAGGGGGCTTGGGTGGAAGGGGTGGTTTACCCCCAAGTACAGATTGGGCTACAAGCAAATTAGTTGAATTTTGAGTTCCTTTAGGAGTTGTTTTGAGTCTGTTACTTATAGCCTGAGCGAGTATCTTCTTGTTATTTGGGGTGAGGTTATAGTACACCTGGTTTGAAAGGTTTCGTGGAGTCATGAGTGAGTACTTAATCTGAAGAGGGGAAAGAGATGACGTTTTCTGAACCGCGTTCTGAACACTTTGTCTTGACCTGAGTACGTTATTGTTTGCTCGTGCAGCTTGTGTGAAAACAGTTGGAGACACAGGGCCACCTTGACGGATGGCCTGGTTAGCAATGTTGTTCAATTTACGAGCCTTATTTACGTTCAAGACGTAATTGGCTATGGCCCGATTCACCGCGTTT